TGGAAAGAAAATTTTCTTTTTACACATTCTATTTTGAAGTTTTCAAATAGATCACTTTTGATTTTTACACTAGTTAGTGTTTTTTCATCTTTTGCCATAATTTTAATTTTTTGTTATATAATATTTATATATACATATGTCAAAATATAGGAAAATATACGTATATTAATATTTTTATTTACTTACACCTTCACTACAATACTCAGTATTAAGAAATGGACAAAATGAACAATTCCATTTAGAACTATTAGCTTTATATTCTTTTTCTTTATATCCATTTTTATCAAATGCTTCTTCTATAAACTCATTTAAAGCTTTTGTTGCCTTACCTAACTTAACTTTCCCAGATGAAGGAGTAAATGTTTGTATTCTTGGAATAGTATATTCAGGATGATCATATACTTTTCTTTTTACTATAAAGAATTCAATTTCAATATTATCTAAAGGAACATTGAATTGTTCTGAAAAGAATTTTTTATATAGGATAAGTTGAAATTGTTTATTTTCATCCTTTTTAGTCATATCATTCCAACCGCTAGTAGACGTTTTAATATCGATTATTTTAAATGTATTTGTTGGTTCATGATACATTACAACATCTAAATATCCCTGGTAAATAACGTTGTTATTGAATTTATTTGGTGGTATAACAATTGGGACTTCACAACCAACCAAATACCATCCTCTTTTACTAAAATGTTGGCCTCGTTTTTTAGCAAATGTTCTTATAATTTCAACTCCGTCTTCAAAAAATTCTCTTAATTCTTCAGGTGTGCTAAAATGTTGGTTATTGTTTTTCTTATATTGGATTTTATACTCTTCTCTTAGAGTATTTTCAAACATTTCAACTAGATTTTTTCTATCAGCTTCAGCAGCACTTTCTTCATACATTACATCTAAATAGTATTGTAGTACTTCATGTAGTGCTGTTCCAAAAACTGTATGGATTGAAGAAGTAAATACCTTTAACCCATCTTTATATTGAAGTGACCATCTTTTAGGACAACTTCTATACATTGAAAATTGAGAATAAGAAATATTTTTTTGATAAGCATAGTTTATTTCAGTATGCTTATACTCTCTTATCTCTTTTACTATTTTGGGTATTTTCTTCTTTCCCATAATTTATTTTTTCCACTTGTCTCTACCAACAAGCAATCCAATTATTCCATAATTAGCTACATCTAAAAATGTATCTTCCATTCCTTCACCTTTTACAAAATTTTTACCATTTGTCAATAGGTTTCTTAATCTGGAAATTTTATCTGTTAATCTGATAGCTAATCCAGTTAGTGAGAATTTTTTATCTGCTTCTTTAGTTAAATCCCCACCTAATGCTATATTTTGAAGGCCATAATCCATATGCTTAGCAGCAAATGTTTCATACATTTCTTTTTGAATTGCTTGAAATTCACTTGATAGTTCAGGGTATTCTGTTTCAAATACTTTTATAACCTCTTCTTTACTCATCTATATAAGTTGTTTTTTAATTAAATATTTTTCAATTGCTTCTAACCTATCATCAGCTTCAGCTAACATAGCAATTGCTTCCTCTGCATTTTTATAAAAATCATCTGTTGAATGATCTCCAATACCTGCTGGATGGTTTGATAATAATTCTAAAGTTAATAATGCTTTAGCTTTATCCGCTTCTGCTGATTTTTGAAGCATATCTATTAAATGGTTCATAATTTTGAAGTTTTGAATAATTTAGTTATTTCTTTCTTTTCTAATCCCATATCCTCTAAAATAGATTTTACTCCATCCTTTCCTAAAATATCAATATAATCATAAGCTTCTTTAACTGAACATTGATAATATTTGATTAAATATTCAGATAACTCTTGATAATTTTTCTTATTTTCATTTTTGATATATTTATTCCATTGTTTTTTTCGTGGTATTAATTCACGATAAACAGAATAAATTTCTTTTTTACCTTGGGGATTCATTTTTTGAACATAATTAGCAATATCTATATAATCAGGATTCTGTGAAATCCATCTATGCATCATATAGCTGTTCCAATTATCCCAAGATTTTTGAGAAAAGGAATCTGGATGAGATTTCTTTATAGTTATCTCATCCAGCCACCCAAAAGTATTAGATATCTCAATTTTTGACATTATATAATGTCGTTTTTATATTCTTCTCTTAGTTCAGTAGGTATAGTACTTTCTAAGATTTTACCGCTAATTGGATCATAAAATACTGGTACTGGTAAAACAGCATCTTCTTCAGCTCCTACTACAAATTTAGAAACTGATCGTAAAAGTACACCTTGTTGAAAAATTTTATTCCCATCAGGAGTTTCAATTGATTTAGTATTTTTTAAATCAATGTTTAATTGTGGTTGTTGATTCATAAATTTTATTTTTAATTTTTAATATACTTGAATATATGAAGAATATTTGACTTCTCCAAACTTATTTAACAGCAGACTTTAATACATCAATAAACGATTTCAACTTTTCTAATTCGGTAAATTCAAATCCTTTATAATCAAAGATAAAAACCTTCCAACTATCATCTTTAACTTCATCATTTGCATTAGTTATCAAACAGAAATCTTCAATGTCTAAAGTATAGTAATGCCAATCATAATCAAAACCTGAGCTTTCAGGTGTTTCGTCTTGTCTTTCAAAACCTAATTCGATTAAATTTTTTTCTTTTATCATAACTTATTTTTTTGAATAATATTCTTCTAAGGTAGAATACTTAAAGTAGTTGATTATAAACTCAGAATTTTCTTCTTTAGATATTCTCTTACCATCTCTCATACTAGTATTGATTATTACATTCATATCAATATTGTTGAATTGAGATAATATTTTTTCATCAGTAAATTCTCTTATCTTTCTTCCATCATAAAATATAGTTATCTTATTCTCTTCCCAAAGACAAGCATACTTTATAAAATTCTTTTGTGGGTTTTTAAAACCTAAAAACTTTTTAACAGACCCAGTACTTTTAGGATTATCTGGAGTGTTGTAATAAAAGTTTGTCTCTATCTTCCAAAAATTAAAAATCTTAGGAAAGTTAAGAGATAGGTATGTTTTGAATATAGGTGAACTGTAAGCTTCAAATACATCAATTTCAGGAGGCCATGAATCAAATCCCCACATCCAAAATGCAGGCCATAAGTTTTTACCTGTTGGTAACTTTGCTTCTATTTCAAAATAACCATACTTGAATCTCGTAGTATTTGATACCAACCCTATACCAATAGGACTTACAAACTCTTCACCATCTATAGTAAATGTTTTAGGATTATATTGAGTTTTTAAAACTAACTTACCATCTCTGATTTCTATAGCTGATGAATCGTACCAATTAAATCTTTTTTTAGGGTGTATTTCACCAAATCGTTCTTGGGTTAACCATTCATAACCTGACCAATTTATTGTTTCTTTACTCATATTTTATTTTTTTAGTTCTATTAACTTTGCTATTAATCCCATCAGATTGATCTCTTTATCTATCCTAAAGTTAGCTTGATAACTGTATTCATTAATATAAATCGCAACCATTCCTTCACTTCCCTCAGCGTATACTGAAGCATTATCATAAAGGTATCTAAATAGTTCTTCAAAATCTTGACTACCAGAATTAGCAATTATCTGTCTAATGTTTTTCCAACTTGGTTTAGCATTTTTTAGTTCTTTTAATACCTGAACCATATAATTAGATGACACTAAAACCGTTTTATCAATTATTAAACGGCTGTTCTGTGTTGATAGTTGAATGGTGTTAAGACATTTTCTTAAGTCAGGATAAAATTGATTTACAACTGTTTTTAAATCTTCAACTTCAAATGAAATATTTTCTTCCCCCATAATCCAAGCAATATGTTTTGCAACATCTACTTTAGTTGGAGGGATTACTTTAAGTGTTTGACATCTTGATTGTAAAGGATCAATAATACGTTCTATATAATTACAAGTTAAGATAAACCTAGTAGTGCGAGAAAACGTTTCAATGACATTACGGAGTGAAGCCTGCGCTTGGATAGTAAGAAAATCAGCTTCATCCAAAATGACCACTTTAAGTGGCTTAAAGCTAGCTGTTGAAGCAAAACCTGAAACTTTATCTCTAATGGTTTCAATACCTCTTTCATCACTAGCATTGAGCATAAGATAATCACAATCGAGGTTTTTAACAATGAGTTTAGCAAGAGTTGTTTTTCCACATCCGGCAGGACCGTAGAATAACATATTGACAATATCATTTTGATCTAAAAATTTTTGAAGTTGGGTTTTTAAAGTATCATTACCTACAAACCTATCTAATGTTAAAGGTCTATATTTTTCATTTAGTAATCCGTGATGGTTCATAACTTTTTATTTATAACTTAAATATACGAATTTATTTTAGGTAATCCAAACCTAATAACTATACTCCTTGTCTCCAATTTAACTCACCGTAGATTCCATACTCTTTAGGTTCTTCTACTGGAATTTCTTCTTCTTGAATTTGAATAGCGTAAAGTTTACTATCAAGTGGATCTAACCTATAAGCACCTTTAAACCCAGTTTTATGAAAATATGCTTCTAAAGCTTCAGTAAGGGAACTATGAACTATTTTTTTAGAATCATTTACTAAAATCCAATTATCACCTGGTGCTTTACGAGTTGCTATTAGTTCATTATATTCTACTTTTTCAGTTTCCATATTATTTTTTTAAATACCCCCCAACATTTTACTGTGTTAGGGGGTTTAATAAAAGATTAGATTAGAATCCCATTCCCATAGAAGGTGTATCTTCTTTTTCTTCTGGGAGTGGTACTAAAGTACATTCAGTTAGTAATAATGTTCCAGCAACAGATGCTGCGTTTTCAAGAGCTGTTCTTGTAACCTTGGTAGGGTCAATAATTCCAGCTTCTTTCATATTTACAACTTCTTCAGTTTTAAGATTATAACCTGCCCAGTTATCATTACCTGATTCTATTAATCTGTATTTACCAATCATTTGAGCATCAGTTGATGAATAACCAGCATTAATAAGAATTTGTTCAAATGGTTTACCACAAGCTTGGTATACAATTTGAGAACCAATATTATTAAGTTCTTTAATTCCTTCACGAGCATATAATAATGCAGCTCCACCACCAGGTACAATACCTTCTTCTAGTGCAGCTTTAGTAGCATGTAAAGCATCATCTACTCTATCTTTAGTTTCACCCATTTCAGTTTCATTAAAACCTCCTACGTGAATAATAGAAACACCACCAACCATTTTAGCTAATCGGTTTTGCAATTGTTCGATTGCGTATGGGGTATCTGCTTTTTCAATTTGAGACTGAAGTTCTGATACTCGTTGTTCAATAGCTTCTTCATCACCTTTACCATCTACAATTGTAGTTTCTTCTTTAGAAATTGTTACAGCACGAGCTTGACCAAACCAATCCCAACTAAATTTATCTAATTTCATTCCTTTATCAGGATCAAATACTACTCCACCTGTTACAGTTGCAATATCTTCTAAAACTAGTTTACGACGATCTCCAAAATCAGGAGCTTTAACAGCTGCTACTTTTAAAGTTCCACGAGCTTTATTTACAATCAATGTAGCAAGTGCTTCATTTTCAACATCATCAGCAATAATCAATAATGATTTATTTGTAGCTGATACTTGTTCTAAAATTGGGAGTAATTCTTTAACATTAGTAAATTTGTAATTTGCAATCAAGATATAAGCATCTTCTAATTTACAAGTCATTGTATTGTTATCAGTAACAAAGAAATGTGATTTATATCCTTTATTGAACTGCATACCTTCAACTGTTTCAAGATATGTTTCACCTGATTTACTTTCTTCAATATGAACAACTCCATCACGTCCTACTTTTTCTAAAGCAGTAGCAATTAATTTTCCTACTTCAACATCATTATTAGCTGAAATAGTAGCTACTTGTTCAAGTTGCTCTTCAGATGAAATATCTTCTGAATTATTACGAAGGATTTCAATTACTTGTTTTACAGCGTTATCAATTCCTCTTTTGATTTCAACAGCATTAACTCCATTATTTAAATGAGATAGTCCAGCTTTAATCATTTCTCTAGCTAACAAAGTAGAAGTTGTTGTACCATCTCCTGCTTTATCAGCAGTTTTCATAGCAGCTGCTTTTACTACTTGTACGCCTAAATTTTGCAATTTACCGTCAACAACAACGTTTTTAGCAACGGTAACACCATCCTTCGTGGATTGTGGTAATGATGGAGATTGGTCAATTAAAACGTTTCTACCATTTGGTCCTAATGTACTTACAACAGCGTCTGCAAGGGTGTCTATCCCTTCCATTAATTTATTTCGTGCTTCTGCTCCGAATTTGATTTCTTTTTTTACATCCATAATATAACTTTATACTTTTTTATTTAATTTTCTTCAACTATTTTAGCTAATATTTGATTCTCAGGTCCCACATAATATTCTTCACCATCATGTTCTAATTTGGTAAAGCCCATAGTTGGTAGAATTACTACGTCTCCTATTTTAACTATAGTTTTAATAAAATCCCCTGTAACAGTTTTTTTACCAGGTCCTACAGCTACTACAGTACCTTTTTCATTTTTGTCTTTACCTAAATCTGGTACTACAATGTTTCCATACATTGTTTCTTCTTCCTCAATGGGTTTAATGATAACCGCATCAAACAGAGCTTCTAATTTTTTCATAATTTTTATTTAATTTATTTATAACTTGAATATATTAATAACTTTTAACGAAACCAAATACTTTAGGGAAATTTGATTACTTAATTTTTAAAACTTGTGGTTTAGATTCTTTAGCAAAAGGAATACTAATTACAAGTAATCCATTTTCCATCACTGCTTCAGCTTTTGACAAATCAAATTTAGAAGCAATTTTATAACCTAAATTAAATGAACGTCTTGCTACTCCTCTATGAATGTAGTTACAATCATTGACTTCACAACAATCATCTTCTTTAGGTTTATTATAACTTATTTTAAGAATATCTCCCTCAATGTTAATATCAACATCACTTTTACTAAGTCCAGTACATGCAACTTCAAAGTGCAGTCCGTTCTTGTTCTCATAAATGTCTACAGGGTGGGAAATTTTGGCATTAACTGCCGGTTGGAAATTTAATTCAGAATTGAAAAAATCCTTGAATAATAAATCGAATGGTGAAAGTGTTCTTTCGTAAAATAATGTACTCATATCATTAATAAAATTTGTGCTGTCTCTAAGATCAGCGGTTAAATAAAAAACAAAACTTATCTCCCTAAAGTAATGGTTTTGTTATAGTTATACATATGTTGTTTTTAAAAATTTGTTTCAGCTCTACGCACCATATAATAATTAGAAGTAATTCCATCTAATTCAAAACTTAATTTCATTAATCCCATACTACTTAATAATAATTTTCCATCTTCCATATCTTTATTAGCGTATAGGATTGTTTTAAACATATCTGAATTGAATGGTAATTTTATATTTGTGTCTTTAATATTACCTAACATTTGATATGTTATTTTATTATTATGTCCGGATTCATCCCCAAATATAATTTCAATAACATCTTCTCCATCTAAATTAGTTGTTGTAGTAATTAACATATTATCAACTTGAGCTAATGCACTTTTAGCTTTAATAATATTACTAATATCTTCAGATGTTAAATCTAATTCTACAACCCATTCAGCTTCATTAACACTTCCTACTTTATTGATTAGTAAAGGATCTGATAAAGCATAGTTAAGGTTAAAATTTAGATCTGAAATTTTTAATTTGGTGTAAATTTCTTTAGTTTTTTCAAGTTCCAATAATAAATCTCCACTACATATACTAATTAAATTTTGTAATTTTTTAGTATCATAGATGGCTAATTTACTATCCTCTAACTCAAAATTATCACAAGTTAGATTACCAATAACGTCTTTAGTAGGAGTCATAAAATCAATACTTAAAGTATTGTTTTTGATTTCCCATTTTACAGATTCATTAACTCCTAAATAGTATTTATTAATTATAGAAACTAATTTTAACTTATTTATCATTTTTTTATAACTTTTTATTTATTCGTAAATATACGAAACGGGGGGTGGAGTGCCAAATCCTTAAGAAAAATTAAAGAGTTTAAATTTACGCTTTAACAATTCTTAAATAATCCATATCATTTTGGAATAACACATCATTAGCTTTTCTTATTAATTGTTGAAATCCCATTGGACTTGTTACATACATTGAATTTATGTTATCGTAACCTCCTGAATAATGTCCTGATTTATCTTCTGGTGTTAATTGTAATCCACTTTGATTTAGAAGTTGGATTGCATCTAAGATCATATCTAAAGATTGTTCTGTTTGTTGAGGATCAATTATTTCATATCTATTAACTTCCTGTTCATTTACAACTCTTGCAAATTCATACATTTTTTTGATTTCCTCTTTTATAATTTTTTGTAGTTTAGATGTTCTCATTTTTTTTTATTTATTTATAAATATACGAATCTTCTTAATGATATCCAAACTTTAATCGAAATTAAAGAACATTTCACGATAAGGATTTAAAGAAAGATTCCATCCAAGATCACTGTAAAAACCTTCAAGTTTATTTAATAAAATAGAGTCAAATATTTTTTCCCGATCAGCATACATTTCAATAAAATCTTTTATTTTATCTGCTAAATCATAATCAAAAATGCAATAGCATCAATTTGATAAGGATTTGGTTTTAAATAAATCCATTTAACTTTTTCACCTTGAGTTATCAAACTATGTTTATTATTTAATCCCCAAAACCTTAATAAATCATTATGTCTAATAACCGCTCTTACAGCTGCAGGAGCACCTTTAGCTACAGTTGTAAACATTTCTCCAGCTCGTGCCTTACGTTCTGTATATTTGTTTAATTTTTTAACTCCAGTTGGATTACCTAATTCCATTAATGATATACTACCATCTAATATTTGCTGTCTAAATTCTTTTACACGAGCATCTATATCAGCTTGTTTAGCACCCTTCAAAACATCAATTAAAGCACTATGGAAAAATTTACCTAATACAGGTGGAAAATTTGCCTTCTTAAATTCTAAACCTTTAACATCAAGTGATTCTTTTACAATACCTTCTTGTTTCGTAATCCATTGGGCATATCTTCGAGTTGCTCTAAAATAAGCTGAACGGATAACGCACTCAGTTTTCATTTCTAACCTATGTTTTCCTTTAGCATTAAAACAATCAGCAGCTAATGTGGTATATGAGTCAGTAATTATATCCTGGTATTTTAAAGCAATCTCTTCTAATCTATCATCTTTTTCTTCACTTGACATCTCATCAAAATTAGGATATAAATGTCTTAGTAAAGGTTCAGCATGAATGTAAATTGAATCTGTATCAGAGTATGCTATGTAATTATTATCTTCAGGGTCACAAATAAACCACGGAGTATCTTCAATATGTTTCATTCACTTACTTTTA